CATCCATATCCTCCTTAATAAATTCCGATTTGTCGATATCCCGTTACCATTTACTTCTTGTAGCCGATGATGAATACTCCTGCATTCCCATCTTCTCTGTCAAGTCTCCGAGGCTCTTATCAAACTGTGCTTTTGAGATTGCTCCCCGTTCAAGAAAGGCTTCCAACATTGCCTTCTGTTTGAGATAGAGTTGTACCCTTTTTTCTTCGGGAGACAAGCTCTCCCATTCGTTCTGTTCCATCATCTATGCCTCGTTTGCCCTGATATTCTCTGACAATAGTATATCACAGAATATGGATTTTTTCAATCCCTTTGTTCGGGACAAAAGACACTTTCGATCTTCACGCTCTCCACTTCCGCCTCATGGAAAAGGACGCGACCGTCAAGTGCCGCGTCCTCTGCCATTGCTTTTGCTTCGGCTTCACAGTCCGCTTCAATTTCCACATAACCTGTTTCCACGATGCGGACTGCAATTCCGTATTTCATCGGCATTCCTCCTCTCTGTCGTCATCCTGTTCCCTTTCCTGTCGGTCATTTCCCTGACGATTATCTTTCGGTTCGGAAGCGGTTTCATCGCCGTCCCTTTCACCGTCAACCAATTCGTTTTCCGGCTTGTCCATATTGAGTTCTGCGTTGAGTTCGTCAAGGCGTTTCAGCTTTTCCGTGAGTTCTTCCTCACGCGGAAACGGCGTTGCCACCTCCCGCGTGGCATTTTCAATCTGCTGTTTCAGCTCCGCAAGCCGCTCCTTACAGTGACACTGCTTCGTAAAAAAAGAGTCGATTGCATTATCCAAACGGGTAATAATACCGTTAGCGTCCTGTCCGAGCGTGACTCGATGTCCCAATTTCCCTCTGAGCATCATGAAAAACTCCCGCCCGAATATGTCGAACCCGATTTCGGTCTTGAAACCTCTGTATTCCCCAAGCGGTCGGAGATCGGGATTGCTCATCTTCTTGCAGAATGCAAGGATTGCTTTGCCCGCTTCGGCTTTGACCGTGATCTCTTTGCCTTGTACAATCATGGGGGAAAAGCCCTTGTCGTCCTTATGCGTGTTTTCCTTAGCGATTTCAATATCTGCCCCATATCCCGCAATGCGTTCTTCCTCTTCGGAAACTTCTTTCGGAAAATTCTTGAATAGCTGATCCTCCAGCATATATCTCTCTGACAAGTGGGCAGACTTTTGCAGTTTCAGTTTTGCCACATCCGCGTCAAGCTGCATCTTCTCCATAATCTTCGGATTTCCGCTTGCCAACGCCTTAATCTCGGCATAAGACAGCGCCGTATCGTCCACATCCTCGGCGCAGCGCACGGGAGACTTCGAAGTCATGATCTGACTGATAAATTTCTGCTTACTCTCCAAAAGCTGATACATATATGCGTCAAAGGTTCCCTCGGTCACATAACGGTATATCTCCACTTCCGGATTGTTGTTGCCCTGACGGACAATTCGACCGAGGCGCTGTTCCAGATCGGACGGTCGCCACGGTACATCCAGATCGTGAAGCGCAATCAGACGCTCCTGCACATTTGTGCCGGCTCCCATTTTGAAAGTTGAACCCATCAATACTCTGACCTGTCCGCTTCGCACCTTGGAGAACAGGTCTTTTTTCTTTGCGTCGGTGTCTGCATCATGGATAAAGGCAATCTCGGATTCGGGTATCCCCTCCTCTATGAGTTTTTTCCTGATGTCATCATACACATTGAACTTACCGTCGTGATGCGGCGTGGAAAGGTCGCAGAATACAAGCTGTGCCGACTTCTGTTCCGCCGTCCGCTTCCAAATATCCACGACATTGCAAACACAATGGTTGACCTTGCTTTCCTCAAAGTCCGGCAGGTCGGGATTCAGCAACCTCTGATCCAACGCGGCTTTTCGCCCGTCGTTTGTAATCAAAAGCATATTGTCCTCATCCGACGATACCATGTGCGAATGAACTTTTGCTGCTCTGTCCGCAAAGGACTGCACCATCTCTTTCTGAATCTCGCTGGACGGCTCTTTCTCAACATGGAAATTTGCCCTCGGGACGGGGAGATTCAGCATATCCGCCGTTTGTACATCGGCAACCTCCTTGAACATCGCCATGATTTCGGGAATATTGAAAAACTTTGCAAAGCGGGTTTTGGCTCGGTAGCCGGTTCCGGTAGGGTCAAGCTCAATCGCTGTCACCGTTTCCCCGAAGGTCGAAGCCCATGCGTCAAAATTGGTCAATCCCTTTTCTTTCAGCGTGTCATATTGCAGATACTTCTGCATGGTATAAAGCTCTACCATCGTATTGCTGATCGGTGTTCCCGTTGCAAAGGTTACGCCCTTTCCGCCCGTGATCTCATCGAGATACCGACACTTCATATAAAGGTCGGAGGACTTCTGCGCTTCGGTCTGCGAGATACCTGCCACATTCCGCATTTTTGTATACGCGGCGAGATTTTTGTAAAAGTGCGCCTCATCCACAAAAAGCCTATCAACACCGAGCTGTTCAAAGGTCACGACATCATCCTTGCGGCTGCGGTCGTTGAGTTTGTCCAGCTTCAACTGTAGCTGCTTCTTGGTTTTCTCAAGCTGCTTGATGGTAAAGCGCTCCCCGCGACTTTCCTTGAGTTCCGAGATGCTGTCCATCAGCTCATCAATTTCGTTTCGTAACATCATTGCCTGACGCTCTGACGACATGGGTATCTTCTCAAATTGACTATGCCCAATGATAATCGCATCATAGTCTCCTGTTGCAATCCGGGCACAGAACTTTTTGCGGTTCTTGGTTTCAAAATCTTTCTTGGTAGCGACAAGAATATTGGCAGACGGATATAGTTGCAGATATTCACTTGCCCACTGATTGATCAGGTGATTGGGAACAACGAACATGGATTTACTGCAAAGCCCCAACCGCTTGCTCTCCTGCGCTGCGGCTACCATCGTAAAGGTCTTCCCTGCGCCCACCACATGGGCGAGAAGCGTATTTCCTCCATAAAGAATACGGGCAACTGCGTCTGCCTGATGGTCACGGAGCTTTATTTCAGGGGACATCCCATAGAAGCGAATGTGTTTGCCGCTGAACTCGCGGGGGCGTATGCTGTTGAACTTCTCGTTATAGAGCTTGCAAAGCCTTTCACGCCGATTGGGGTCTTTCCATATCCATTCCTCAAATTTTCGGCGGATCTCTTCCTGCTTGCCCTGCGCAATCGTGGTTTCCTTCTTGTTCAGCACCGCTTTTTTGTTGCCGTCCGCATCCTCTACATAGTCAAAGACCCGGACATCCTTGAGGTTCAGCGTGTCCTCAATGATCTCATAGGCATTGATTCGGGAGGTACCGTATACGCTGGTCGCTTTTACATTTCCTTTTCCGTAAGACTTATCCGTGATCCGCCACTGTCCCGTAATCGGTTCAAACTTCACCTGCATACGGTATTTATAGTAGTACGGGATTTCAAGAAGTTCAAATACGAATGCCTGTATATCTTCCGGCGGAATCCATGTGGAACCGAGCCTGACCCCGATTTCCGAAGCTGTCAGATCTTTCGGCTGCACTCTTTCCAGCGCTTCCACATTAACGGCGTAATCATCCGGGGACTGTTCCGCACTTCGCCTTGCCGTTGCCAGTTTTTCGCGGACATTGCCGGAAAGATACTCATCTGCCGGCAAGTATTTGGGTTGCTTGTCGTTTCCGGACCCGTAAAGCGGATTGAGAAAAATAACGCCTCTGAGATCGGCAAGAATTTCTGCTTCGCTTTTTCCTGTCAGTTCGCTCATATAGTCCATATCCACAAAGGCGTGTTCTCCGAGCGAAACCGCCAGCGCCTCGCTTGCCGTATCCACACGGTCAACGGTCAGGCACGGGTTGATGGTTCGCTTGGTGAAGATATCCGCCTTTTCTTTCAGATTGCCTTCCTCGTCCAGCTTTTCAAGTGAACATAAGAGGAAGTAGGCGTTATCTTCATCGAACACGGACGCATTACCGCGACTATTGATAAGTCCGTACTTGGCGGTAAAGCGGTCGTACTGTTCATTCAGCTTCTGTTGCAGAGCGTGTACCGCGTCGTCCGGATAATTCTCAAGCTGGGCATCAATGAGTTCTCTCACCGTGTCCCGGATTGCAATCATACCTTTGATCCGGTTCTCCCCTGTCATAGAGGTTTCCACCGGCTTCATAATGCTGTTCTCACGGTAGTACACCTTGCCGTTCACAAGCGCATACGAAAAGTTACGCACAGCCGGGTCTGCCGGAAGAATACCGTCCGATTCTTCTCCTGTCAGTTCGTCCTCGGATACTTCGGCGTGGATGTTGCTGACCGCTTCTGACAGCAGTTCCGAAAGCTCCATATCCGCAAACGGCTTGCAGGTGGTCTGCGGGCCGAAAGGACCTGATTCCGTTACCATACTGCCGAGTACCATATCCGGATGCTCGACAAAGTATTGGTTCATCTCGATGCCGTTTTCGTCTTTTCCGAGGTGGCACCAATCGGGATCGCATTCTACCATCCGGTCGCGCTTCTGCAAAAATATAATATCCGCGACTGCTTCCGTTCCCGCCGACGCCTTAAAGGTCGTCTCCGGCAGGCGGATTGCGCCGAGGAAGTCCGCGCGGGCGGCGATATACCGTCTGACGGACGGGTTCTGCTTATCCAGCGTCCCCTTGCTCGTAATAAAGGCAATGACACCTCCGGGGCGCACCTGGTCAAGCGCTTTGGCAAAAAAATAATCGTGAATGAGAAAGTTGTTCCGGTCATACCGCTTATCCTGCACCTTGAACTGCCCGAACGGGACATTGCCGATTGCGACATCAAAGAAACTGTCAGGGTATTCGGTGTTTTCAAATCCCGTTACCGAGATATTCTGCCTCTGATACAACTGCTGCGCGATACGACCGGAGATGCTGTCAAGCTCCACACCGTAAAAGCGGGATTCACTCATGCTCTCCGGCACAAGTCCCATAAAGTTTCCGACGCCGCAGGACGGTTCCAGAATGTTGCCGCGGGCAAAGCCCATGTTTTCAAGTGCTTTGTAGATTGCCTTGATGACGACGGGCGGCGTATAAAAAGCCGTCAGAGTGGATTCTCTGGCGGCGGCATACTCGGCAGGGGTTAGAAGCTCTGAAAGCTCCCTGTATTCCTGCGTCCAGCTATCTTTTTTTTCATCAAAGGCATCCGGAAGCCCGCCCCAACCTGTGTACTCCGAAAGGATCTGCTGTTCTTCCGGTGTTGCGATACGGTTTTCATCCTCCAGCGTATGCAAAAGACGGATAGCGGCAATGTTGCGGCGGTATTTCTCTTTCGCTCCGCCCACGCCGAGATCGTTGTCCGTAATACGAAAGTCGTGCTTTTCATCAAGCGGGATTTCCGGGTGGAATGTCGTGATTACCTTTTTCGGCTTCGGCTTTTCCTCCTGCAAGGTAGGCATTGCCGTTTTCTCGCTGTCCGCTTCCGGCGCATTGCCCGGGAACATCCTGTATCCGTCAGCCCCATACTCCGCTTCGTAGGCGTCCCCTGCCTGCTCGGCTTCCATGTCTACCATGTAGCCCTCAATCTCCCGGTTGATCGTGGAAAGGTTCTCCGCCGTAAAGCCCGTATAGTCCGGCTCCGTATCAAAGGTTGCCATTGCTTCCGCAAAGAACGGTGTTCTTGCATCCGCAAGCTCGCAATCTGCCATTTCACCGATACTGTCGATGAAAGCGTCTCTCTGTTCTTTGTCCGTGAAATCTCCGCCGTTGCTTACAAAGTCCTCATAGGCTTCTCTGAATACGGAGAAAGAGAGCGTGTTTGTTACAAGCTGTCCGCCCGCATCCGAATCGGGATTGTAATAAATCCAATAAAGCTCTTCTCTTGTCGAATCAAGGAAGATATGCTCCTCGGTCGGAATATCCTTATCAGGCTCCGGAGTTGCCTGCCTATCGGCATTGAACTCATTGAAATCCCGGAACACAACGGTATATCCGGCTTCTTTCAGCTTTTGCTCATAGCGGTCAATGGTGTATTTCGGGACACCGCACATTGGGTGTCTTGTGCCGTCTGCCATCGCGCGGGTGGTCATTATCAGGTCGCAGATTTCTGCGGTTCTCTTCGCATCCTCATCGAAAAACTCGTAAAAGTCCCCCAATGCATACGCTGCAATTTTGTTTTTGTCCGCTTGTTCCTCTTGTTCCGGTTCGTTCGGTGCAATCGGTGCGGGCATCGGCTCATTGACAACCTCCTCGCTCTCTTTGAGTAAAAACGCCTCATTCAGCGGATTCTCTTTGATACGCCGAACAAATACCGCAAGCGTCATTTCCATCGGAAACAGCGTCCCGTCGTACAGCTCAACAACATCGACGGTTGCGGAGGATAACTGTACCTCGTTCTGCCCGATGTGCAGCCAATCGCCGAGCTTCAGGTTCAGACCGTACTGCGTAAAGTCAATGTCAGGAGTTCGTTCTTCCTGCCCGGTTTCTGTCGGCTGAATGACGCGAGGGGCTTCTGTAATCTGCTCTTTCTTACGGTACTTACTGCCCGGAAAAAGGTTATATTTGTCCTCGGCAAACTGTCTGACCTCGGCAAGGATTTCTCTGTCGTGATCGTAAGTGCGGCTCCTCGGCATTTCGGAATCAAATACCGTCTGCATCATTCCGATGATCTCATTGACGCGCTCGGCATCGCCAAGCTGTTGGTACACCTCTTTTTCGGCAGCGCTTCCGAAATAGTCCTCGTCCTTTTTCTCAAACGGACGGGGCACTTCAGCGGATTTCCCGTAATAAAAGTTTACGATCCGTCTTGCAATCTGCTCTTTTTCATAAGCGTCAAGATGTTCGACTTCTTTTGCTGTCAGGTATCTGTCACTTCGGATCAGTTCGTCTATACGGGTTGCCACCTGCACCCAACTCAAAAGAACATTTCTGACTCCGTTCTTGTCCAAGCCGCCTGCAAGAGCCAGTCCTTTGCTATCGTGGCTTTCGTCCTGTCTGCCGCCATAAGAACCGCCGATACCGTATTCATCCGAAAGAAACTTTGCTCTTTCCTGCTTGTTCTTATTTCGCAGGAAGAACGAATAGATACGGATTTTTCCCTCCGAGACACCGCTGCCGCGATGAATCAGGTTATTGTCTATCTGATCCTGCGACAGGTAGTGTTCGGGCGGGAGAACATATTCCTCCTGCGGGTATTCCACCGGATCACGGCGATAGCTGCTGACAAGCATTTTCACGAACTGCGGCGTGTAACCCTCGCGTCTGCGGGCTTCACCCGTCAGTGCATCCACTGCTTTCTCAAAGACGGGAATAAACGGCTCGGCTTTCCCCGGCTCGTGTAGC